TGGTATACAAAGAGAGAAGGTGAAATTACGATATGAGTAACATAGAAAAAATTCAAAAGATGATAAAAGGTGTTTATAATCGTAACATTCAAATTGGTTATGAGAGTAAGACAACTAATCAAAGAAAAGAAGGTGAGGAGTGGACAGATGCTCGTGGTCGTAGTTGGACAATAAAGGATGGTAAGAGAAAACAAATTACAAAAGTACCACCAAGAGGTTTTGACAAATGTAATGGTTGGGAAGGTAGTGATTGTGAAAAACTTATCTTGAAAACAATTGACCAAGAAACATTCAATCGTATGGGTAGATGTAGAATATGTCAGGTAGAATTTGAAGCTGATCTTTATAGAAAAGGTAAATGGAATGAATGGGTAGCTGATATGGAAAAGAAAAGATGGGAATCAATTCTTGCTGAGTATGAACAAGAAATGGGTGAAAAGAAAGAAAGTCTTGCTCTAAAATTAGATAAGAAATTAGCAAATGCTATAGCAAAGGAATCACATCGATGAGTGATTTAAAACAGGCAATTAAACAGAATTACATCAAGTGTGCTAAAGATCCGTCATACTTTATCAATCAGTATTGTACGATTCAACATCCACAACGAGGTAAAATAAAGTTTAAATTATATCCATTTCAATACGAAGTATTAGAGGAATATCAAAATAATGATTACAATATAATATTGAAATCAAGACAGTTAGGTATATCCACATTGAGTGCTGCATATTCTTTATGGATGATGTTGTTTCAAAACGATAAGAACATTTTGGTGATTGCGACATCTAAAGATACTGCAAAAAATCTAATCACTAAGGTTCGTATTATGTATGAAGCTTTACCAGCATGGTTAAAAACTGCTATCGTAGAGAATAACAAACTTTCACTAATATTTAAAAATGGTTCACAAATTAAAGCTATTGCATCTAATGAGTCTGCTGGTCGTTCAGAAGCTCTATCACTTTTGATCATTGATGAGGCTGCTTTCATAGAAAAAATTGATACCATATGGACTGCTGCTCAACAGACATTGGCTACTGGTGGTCGTTGTTTAGCTATATCAACACCCAATGGTGTGGGTAATTGGTTTCATAAAACTTGGATTGATGCTCAAGATGGTCTAAATAAATTCAATACTGTAAAACTTCATTGGACATGTCATCCTGAAAGAGACCAAGAATGGAGAGATGAACAGACAAAAAATTTAGGACCTACACAAGCTGCTCAAGAGTGTGATGCTGACTTCTTGAGTTCTGGTCGTTCTGTTGTTGATCCGTTAGTATTGGAGTGGTATAAGGAAAAGATGTGTTGTGAACCAAATGAAAAGAGTGGATTTGATAGAAATCTTTGGATATGGAATTATCCTGATTATTCAAAAAATTATTTAATCTGTGCCGATGTTGCAAGAGGAGACGGAACTGATTACAGTGCAGCACAAGTATTTGACATTGAGGAAATGGAGCAAGTTGCGGAATATAAAGGGCAACTCGGCACAACAGAATTTGGTAACTTTCTTATAGAGTTAGCCACAAAGTACAACGATGCCCTATTGGTTGTTGAGAATAACAACATAGGTTGGGCTACATTACAGACAATTATCGATAGAGGATATGAGAATTTGTTCTATCAAGAAAAGAATCATTTGGTTGTTGATGAAGAAATGAATCAGACAAACAGATACAGAAATATAGACAAGAATAAAGTTCCTGGTTTCACCACCACGATGAAGACAAAACCATTGGTTGTTGCTAAAATGGAAGAATATACTCGTGAAAAGATGGTTAAGTTAAAGTCAATGAGGTTAATTGATGAATTGTTTGTATTTATATATAAGAATAATAAAACTGAAGCTCTTGATGGGTATAATGATGATTTGGTAATGTCTTACTCCATACTGTTATGGATTAGGGATACTGCTATCAGAATACAATCAGAGAGGAATGAATTACAAAGTAGTTTGGTTGGTGCTATAGGTAATCTTAATGAGAAGACTCCTATTGTAATGGCTAAGCATAAACCCAAAAACAATCCATATGAGATTGATATTAAGGGTGAGAAAGAAGATTTAACTTGGTTATTGGGGTAAATTATGGCAGATAATATTTTTACAAGACTCGGTAGACTGTTTCAATCCAATGTTGTCATCAGAAAAACTGATGATAATAGATTGATTGTAAAGGATTTAGACTACACACAGACGAGTTTAACATCTAATTTCATAGATAGGTATCAGAGGTTGATGCAAAATACCTACTCCAATCCATATGCTATGGCTCAGAATCAACGAGCTAACTATGAGATAAGAAAGACGGATTTGTTCAAAGACTATGAGTTGATGGATCAAGACCCGATTATCGCCTCTGCTCTCGACATATACTCGGATGAGAGTACGGTTGATAATATTGAGGGAGAAATTTTAAAAATCAAAACCGAAAACACCAAAGTTCACAAGATACTACATAACTTATTCTATGATATAATCAACATAGAGTTTAACTTGTGGAGTTGGATTCGTAACATGACCAAGTATGGTGATTTTTATCTATCATTGGACATCGTTGATAAGTATGGTGTGGTAAATGTCAAGCCGGTTAGTGCTTATGATATCGTTAGACTTGAAGACCACGATCCTGCTAATCCACAATTAATTCAATTCGAGATAGAAAGTGATAAAAAAGAGATAAAAGAAAACTATGAGATAGCACATTTCAGACTTTTATCCGATACGAACTTTTTGCCTTATGGTAGGTCATTACTTGAGGGTGGTAGAAAAGTATTTAAACAGTTGACCTTGATGGAAGACGCTATGTTGATTCATAGAATCATGAGGGCACCCGAAAAAAGGGTATTCAAGATTGATGTTGGAAACATACCACCAAGAGAGGTCGAACAATTCATGCAAAGAATCATCAACAAGATGAAAAAGATTCCTGTTATCGACCAAAATACTGGCGAGTACAACCTAAAGTACAACATGGAGAGTGTTACCGAGGATTACTTTTTACCTGTTCGTGGTGGGGATAGTGGAACGGAGATTGACACCCTACCAGGTCTTTCCAATAATGACCAAATAGACGACATAGAATACTTGAGAAACAAGTTGATGGCAAGTCTAAGGATACCAAAGGCTTTCTTAGGGTATGAAGAGGGTTTGAGTGGTGGTAAGGCTACACTTGCTGCTGAGGATGTGAGGTTTGCTCGTACAATTGAGAGATTACAAAAGATAATCGTTAGTGAGTTGACCAAAATAGGTATTGTTCATTTGTATTCTCAAGGGTTCAACGATGCTGATTTGATTAATTTTGATTTAGAACTTCAAAATCCATCAATGATACATGAGCAAGAGAAGTTAGAAATGTTAAACCAACAGATTGAGGCAGCTGAGAAAGCCATGGATACCAAACTGTTTAGTCGTCAATGGATTTACGACAACATATTTGATTTTTCAGATGACAAGAAGACAGAAATTTATGAGGGTATCGTAGAGGATACCAAACAGAAGTTCAGATTAGAACAAATAGAAACAGAGGGTAAAGATCCTGCTAAAGAACCACAAGAACCAGAACCAACAGAGGACGAGGGAGAGGATGATTTCTCGGTAGGTAGAAGTGAGGATTGGGGTGGTAGTGAAAAGACACACTTTGGTAAGGGTGAAACCCGTGAGGATGACGGTAAGGTGCAAAAAAGACATCGTAGTTTTGGTAAAAGAGAGTTCAAAGGTAATTCACCTTTAGCACAATCAAAAGCATCTACCGTGGTTGCCAAAGAGGGCATATTAAATCAATTAAAAAAGTCATTTCCTAATAAAAAATCTTCATTATTGAGTGAAGATAATATATTAGAGGACTAAAATACAAGTTAATCTGAATTACATTATATTTATATATGAATCATTATATCACATAGGAATTCTTCATGGGTAAATTCAAACATAATAAGTTGAGAAATACAGGCCTTTTATTTGAATTTTTATTAAGACAAGTAACAGTTGATGTCTTAAATAAAAAGAAAAAGTCTTCAGCAATTAAAATAATAAAAAAACAGTTTAACGAGCATACGGAACTTGGTAAAGAGTTGGCTTTATACAATTTACTAATGACTACGAAGTTTAAATC